TGGCGGATAAACAAATGGCCCAGGGACGAGAATTCCATGGGGCGCAAGCGCTTTCCGCTGGGTTGGTTGATGGCATTACGACCTTTGATGCCCTGTTTTCAAAAATGTCTGCTGACGCTATTGACAAGCAGTCTCATATCCCTAACAATCGCGGAACATTCAAGGGGATGCACAATTCAATGGAGGTAGTTATGGGCAAACCAGCCCTGTCTGAGCAGCAAATTGCAGCACTGGCGGAAGCCGTTGATGGTGGTGGTGTCCAGGGGGAGGATACACTCGCAGAACGCCAGGCAGCGCTACGGGCTGCAAGTGAGGCTAGTACCCCTCCCGAGGCCGCCGCCCCAGCTACAGCCGCCGCCGGAGACGCCGCTCCCCCTGACCAGATGGTCTCCTACCTCAGCGCTCAAGTCAGAGAGCGCGATGCGGCCCTGGTTACGGCTCAGGTTCAAGTGCTCGCCTTGACGGAAAAGCTCGCGGCAGCAGAGTCGGTTGTGGGCGACCTGGCGGCAATCGCTACAAAGTCCCTGAGCAACATGCAAGTGGCGCTGGGCGGGAGCGCCTTGGACATGAGCACGCAGAGCCCCCTCACCATTCTTGCTGAACATAAGCGGGTTTCCGCCGTGTTCACATCCAAGTTCAAAGCGGGGGGCTTAGCAGCGGTCGATGCGGCTGCTGCCACTGCCGAGAAACCCAGCGCCTTCGCACATACCAATGTGACCCAGGCACAACTTAATGCAATTGGAGGGTACTGAAAATGGCTAAATTTCTGATTACTCCCACCGTGGTCTCCGAGGATATTCTGAGTGTCCGCCTCGGGGGTAACACAGTGGGTACGCGTTTCACAGACGCAGATGTGGGCAAGCCGGTCAAACTTGTTGCCGAATCCCAGTACGGGCTTTGTGTCGCGGGTGACGCCATTGAGGGGGTTGTGAATTCGGTTGAAACCAGCACCTACGACGGCTTTGTTGTCGGCGGCATTGTCGAAGAGGGCTACAGCAATGCGGTAGCTAACGGCCTGCAAGCTACGCCTGGCGTGGGTGTGCTCGCTATTAACGACTACGTTGTGGCTTCGGCTCCTGCGGCTGTCCAGGTAGCCAGCGCCACACCCTTGCAAGTCTTGAAGGCGACGACGCAGGCCACCGCCATGAGTTCCCCTTTCCCTGCGCGTGTCGTATCTCTAGGCAACGTGGGTACGGGCGCTGTGGGCACCACTGTCGTTATCGAACTACTCTAGGAGCCTGACATGAACCAAACCGAATGCAAAGCAATCATCACGGACGGCTCCGGCCAACGCGAAATTTCGCTGGACCTGGGGCTGTATAAGTCGCCCAAGGGTTTTGCCGGGGAACTCAATTCCCGCTATCCGACGCCCGTGGGCGTGCCCACGGCCACTCAGCAGCTTATGGCTCAGTGCGGATTCTTCCGTACCAGCGACCCGAAGAACGGCGTGATTCCGGCCAGCATCCGAGCCATCCTTGACGGGATGACGGATATCCAGGCAGCGGGTGCTACCGCTCCAGGCAATACCGGCATCCAGCGCCTGATAGCGCCTGCGGCCATTCTGTTGGGTATCCAGTCCGACATTTACGAAGATCGCTCAGGTGTTTTGGGCAGCTTCAAGAAGTTGGTGGGGACTACTCAGTCGATCTCGGGCAATCGTTATGAGCGCCCTGTGTTCAACTACGATGCGGCCATGAATAGCCGCTCCAAGCCGGTTGCTCAGTTGGCCGAGCCGACCTCGATTGGGTTGCTGACTGTTGGCGCAACGTCGGGCACCATTCCGATCTTCGCCAGTGGTTTGGAAATTTCCGATCAAGCAATGGACTACTTCAGTTTTGTCGAAGTGCAGAAGTGCATGTCAATCATGGTGACGTGGGACATGGCTGACCGGGCGGATGGTTGGCTGCTGGGGATGCTGAACGGCGATGTGGATGCGGGTCAGGGCGCTCTGTCTGCCGTGAGCGGTGCAGTTCAAAAAGCCTCGCTGTTTGACGCCGCCATCGTTACCAGCGGAACCCTGAGCCAGCGGGCTTACATGAAATGGATTGCTTCCCACTCCAAGCGTGCGCCGATCACCCACTTGATTGGTGACATCGACGGTCTTCTGGCTATTCAGAACCGTACAGGCCGTCCGAACGTGATGGGGGACAACCCGAACAGCAATCGCGTCGACACTGTTGAAACTGTGATGAACGAGCAGTGGCCAACTGAGTTGCCGTACTTCATTGTTACCGACCCCAACTGGCCGGCCGACACGATCATGGCGATCAACCAGCCGAATGCCATGATGATGTTTGAGAGTGCGACTGCCAATTACTCCAGTGTCGAGTCTTTCGTCACGCGGCGTTCCACCAAGTTCCGTGCGGATTTCGGGGCTACGGCAATGCGGTTCTATGACCGGGCGTTCCACGTTCTTTCGCTCGTGCCTTAATCAGGCCCATTCGTCGGTGTAGGGTAGGCGGCCCGTTCAATACGGGCCGCTTTCACAAGGAGACTTGAAATGGCAAAACAGGCAAAGGCTCAGGAAGTCCCTGAAGTTCCAAAACCCCACAGGGTTCAAGCGGTTTACGGCTTGATGATTGACCTGTTTACGGGTGAGGAATTCACGCTAAGGCCAAGAGAGGTAGCAGCAGTTACACCTTGGATGCAGTCTCAGCTTGACGCGGGCAAGCTGAAGTATGTTGACTGACTACACCACCTACGACGAAATTCGGGCGGTCCTTGGGGTCAGCACGGACGAGTTGGAGGATGAGGTCTTGGCTCTGCCGCTGTACGCGAGCCACTTACAGGGCGAACTTGAGGACGTGGCGCTGGCGTTGCCCTCTGCTTACATCGCCGTGATCACCATACCTGAAGCGAGTAGAACGGACGTGCAGCAGCGCTTTGCCTTGGCTACGGCTCTGTTTTCGGCTTACGCCGTGGCTAAGCAATTGTCGGCTTCGCTGCCTCTGTTCAGCCCGAAGGATATTACAGAGGGCAAGGCCAGCGTTGCCCGGTTCGGGAATGACCCCTATAAGGTGGTGATTGCCGCCGTGCAGAAGGACTATGATCGGTTGAGGATGCGACTCAATGCGGCCTATGCCGCGCAGCAAAGCCTGGCCTTGAATGTGACGGCTCGCTCCTACTTGAGCGTAGCCGTACCCGGTAACAACCCGGTGACAGGGGGTGCAGCTTGAAACTTGATGCGGCTGCCCGACGATTTGATGATCTCGTCTGTGCCGACGCCTACACACCCTCAATCGTGTTCAAGGGCCAACTCCAGCTATACGATGACTCTAAAAGGGACGGCGCAACGGTTGAGCGCCGCGTGTTGTCTGTAGCCCCTGCGGTCATCCCCCCCGCCCGCAGGGTGCTCAGTATGGGGGGGCGGGAGTGGCTTATAGGAGACCCCAATCCGGACTACTTCCAAGGCAAGACGATCCGCATCAAGTACCCCTTGCACGGCTGCGATGGCTTGGCTACTGTCAGCACTGTTACGCAAATTCTTCAAGCAGCCCCTGGCTTCACGGCCTACGCGGCTTTGATGTACGTGAAGGGGGCCAAGGAGGTCGATACATCCTCGGGGGTTTTCGACGTGTTCCACCTGTTTTTTGCCGCCCTTGAGCCCCTCGTGGAACGCATGATGGTAAGCCTCGGGGGGCGCTGGTATCTCGTGCGAACCTTGTTCAAGTCAGCCGCTGGGTTTCTGACCACGGTTGTGGATGAATTGGCTGAGCCTGTGGTTGAGGTGGCGTCATTCGGGGTGCGGACTTACGACCCCTTGACGGATTCCAATGTAGATGTTTTTGCGCCCTTGACAGTAGTGCGTGTTCGCTGGCAATCGGCCTTTGAGTACCTTTCGGCAGGGTCTGAAAAGTATGTTCGAGGGGATGCTCAAGTGATGATGCCCAAGACTGTTTCGCCCAAGGCGCAGGATGGGATTACTTTGTCAGATGGGCCTTGGCGCGTCTTGTCCGTGCTTGACGAGACTACCTACTGGTCTGTGCATTTGAGGCGAGTATGATCACTATCTCCAACATGACTGAGGTTCAGGGCGACATGGCGAAGTGGCTTGTAGCCGTCAAGGATCAGGCTGAGAAGTGCCAGAAAGGTTTGACGGCATTCAGCTTCCTTTACATGGTGCGAACGGGGCCTCAGTGGTCGGGGGATTACGTTGCGAATTTGAGGCTTTCCAAGGGGGCTCCGGATTCGACTTTCACACCTGGGGCTGTGCATCCTGAAGCGAGCACACCCTACCACTTCAGATCTATCAAGTACCCCTACGGGGAGGGTAGCCGCGAGGCTATTGGGTATGCGAAGAGGAATGCGGCGGCTGTGTTTTCCTCTATCAAGCTTGGGGACCTTGTGTTCATCTCGTCCAGCGCTGAACACGATCAGACTTACGGCCCGTTGATTGAGGGAAACGTGCTCAACTTTCGGTCGGCCAACCCTTCGAGGGGGGCGGTCATGGCTAGGACAGCGCGGCAGGTAAAGCTTGCTTACAGCAAGATCAGTGAGTCGCAGGCGCAGGCTTTAGGCTTCTTTAATTTGGGTTCCGCAGGATGACCTACGTCGACGCTCGGGATGCCCTGGTTGCATATCTGGTTGCGAACTGGCCGGTGGCCCACCCCACCATCCCCGTGTATTACGAGAATCAGGAAACCGTCGATCTTGACACCGTAGGCGATGCTTTCCTAAAAATTGAGATTACTTACCCCTATGCCCGTCAAAGTTCGGTGGAGCTCAAGCCTATGACAAGGGTTGATGGGCTTTTGATGATTGACATTTGGGCCCGCGCCGGCACCGGCACGCGGGGTGGCATGGTCTTCTATGACTACTTGCATACGCTTTTCGCTTATAAGAACCTTTCAGGTGTGCAAATAGCGGCTCCCACACAGGACAAGCCTGCGATTCAAAGCGGGTGGCACCAGCAGCAGATGGCAATACCGTTCGTCTTTCATATCATGTCTTGATTGTAAAGTTGGACTCATGTATATTTCACTCGACCTCTAAAGGAGCCAATCATGGCACTAGCATCCTCGAACTTTGCACAGCTGAGCTACATTCCTGAGACGGATTTTGGCTTCACGCCTTTAGTAGGAAACCCCACCAATCTACGAATGACGGGGGAATCCCTGGACTTCGGGATTCAAACGGAAGCGTCCAAAGAAATTCGGGCGGACAGGCAGGTTACGGACCTTGTGCAAATCGGGGCGTCGGTGTCTGGGGGCTTTAACTTCGAGCTATCTTTCCTGGAGTATGACGAGCTGCTTGAAGCGGTTTGCATGGACACTTGGGCCTTCTTTGGCGCTGCGCCTGTACCTGTCTCGGCTACCTTTGCTGCGAACTCCTTGACGGCGGGAGGCCCCACGGTGACAGACAGCCTCTTCACCCTGCTTGAACCCGGCCAGTGGGTACGCATTTCGGGTTCTTCGATTCCGGCGCAGGATATTGTGGCTCAGGTTTCCAACACCGTCGCCCCCA